ATTAATTTGCGAAGTGCCAACCTGGACGACGGACAGGGCGTTGCCGGTGAAGAGGAGGCCGTTGTCCTTTGAGTCGTTGGTCTGGGTCGTGTCACCTGTGAGGACGCCGAGCTTATCGACTATGAACCACGAAGGGTTCTGAAGGGTCACTAGGGAATCACCCACCACCACGAAACGATACCTTTCGCTCGTCGACGAGACGGGCACGGGCAACTCGAAGTTGATGGTCGGGCTGCGGGTCTGAGTCGTGTTCCACTGGGCGATCGTCGCGTCCAGGCTATTCAAGAGACTCACGGAAAATATATTGGATCCGGTGCTTGACAAGAGCCCTCTCAGGGTATAAATGCCATTTTTAATGAAACCGAAAGTGTTCGAGGCGGGTGTTCGGAGCAGGGTGGTGTTTGGCGAGACGGCCGTCCAGTTCATGTTGAGGTTTACCGTCGAGTTTACAAGCGTCTGATTTGTGGAGATGTAATAGTACTCGCGGCAGTCTGACACGGCAATCTCCGTACCGGTCGCGTTGGGGCCTATGAACAACGGAAGCGAGCTGACCGCCTCGGCATCCACAAAGTAAAATTGGTTAATGTCCGTCACGTTGATGGGAATGGTGACGAGGGGTGAGATGGGCCCGGGCATGACGACAATCTCGTGCGTGTAGTCGTTCCAGGTCCATTGCCCAACCCCCGGGCTGCTCGCGACCCACTGACCGGCCGGGTGCGCGTCGATCGCTGAATGCCCCACGCCTATACGCGACACCGCTTGGGACACGTTCAGAGCCACATAGATGACGTAAGATCCAGCGGTTGAGAAGGTGAACGTGCCACCTGGTTGTCGCGTGATGATTGATGTCGGGCTGGTCGAAGCCCCGAAGAGGCTCAGGTTAAGCCAAAAGACCCAGCCACGATCAGTCGAGCTCAGGGTCGACAGAGTGACGGTCGAGTATGCGTTGATCATGAGAGTCTCTGTCGAATTGACTGCGGGTGCGAGCGACGGGGGGACCCAACCCGATTGCACGAGCGTAAAGTCGGCGTAGGCGCCGTGCGAGCTGCCAGGCGACACGTCCCACTGGATGGTGTTGGACGTTGGGTTCAGATCATAGTTGTGAGGGTCCAAGCCCCAGAAGACGCCTACGGTCTCCGTGTCCGCGACGTTCACCGTGACGTTCGAGCAATTGAAGAGAAATTTAGAAATCCCCACGTCGAGTGAAACGTATGGGTTGAGCGAGGATCCGCCGAGCCAGTTGGCCGTGTTTGTGACTTTGTACAGATCGAGACTGATCGGGTCGACAAAGTAAGGGGTTGCGAGATCCCCGTTGATGTAGAGATATGGGATGGGCTTTTGACGGCCGACAGCCACTGGCCAGACGTAGTCAGAAGAGGTGGGTGCGAGAGCGGGCAAGGTGACGGCGAGGGTCGCTCCTCGGACGAGATCACCCTTGTATGGAATTTTACAGACGGCCTGCGACCCCCAGTTCACCTGTGATCCCTGGAAGGGGATGTTGAACGCCTGCAGGCTAAAGGGCGTGTGCCGGCGATACACGCCACTGAAATATGTCACAGATGGTTCTCCTGTGAGATATGCATCTTGTTGTCCGATTGCAGCGAGTTGTACAGCCCCTGCGGACATTCCTACTAAGTTCGAAGGAAAAAAGAAAGCGCCACAGGCGCTTTTTCTTAGAGGTTAATTACACGACCGAGGGCCTCCGGCCCTCACTCGGTTTCGTGCGCCGTTTCACCCCCGCGAAACTCGTGGTACACATCAGGATGAACATTCAGTTGAAAAAGTTCGACCCGAGTAAAATGGCCGACGACAAGGTGTGCGTGTTCATCGGAAAGAGGGGCACGGGCAAGTCGACGCTCGTGACGGACATTCTATGGAACAAGAGGCTAATCCCCGCGGGCATCGCCATGTCAGGCACGGAGGAGGGCAACGGACACTACAAGCAGTTCATCCCTGATTTGTTCGTGTATAGTGACTACAACAAGGATGCAGTTGAAAAGATTATAGACAGGCAAAAGCGGAACCTTGCAGCCGGGAGGTGCCAGCCCGTCTTCATCCTCATGGACGACTGCATGTATGACCGGAGCTTCATGCGCGACACGGTCATCCGCCAACTCTTTATGAATGGTCGCCACTGGAAGATCTTCTTCATGATGACGACCCAGTACTGTATGGACATGACCCCTATGATTCGGACGAATGTGGACTATGTGTTTGTTCTCAGGGACAACGTTCGTCAGAATCGTGAAAATCTTTACAAAGCATTTTTTGGAGTATTCCCAACCTTTGACCAGTTCTGTCAGGTGATGGACGCGTGCACGGAGAATTACGAATGCCTGGTGCTCGACAACACATCCAAGAGCAACGACGTCACAAACTGCGTGTTCTGGTACAAGGCGGCCCTTAGGAAGAACTTCAAGTGCGGGTCGCCCGCCTTTTGGCAGTTCCATTCGCGGAACTACAACCCCAGACACGTGCAGCAGGGGGGATCAGGGTCGAGCCTGGCACGGAAACCGGGCGCGTCGTCCGTCACGGTAAAGAAGGTTGGGAAGTAGTAAATGGAGTCTTACGATGCGACTTCTTCGGCCGACATTACTCAGTCCATCCCTCAGGGCCTGATTGATCACTCTGAAAAAAACGTTGGTGAATCTCAAATGGCCGAGTTCTCTACTCCGCTCGATGAGATTGTTCCCCAGGGTGCTGGTATGCAGATGCAGGACATGGCGTTCGGCTCGGCGATGGCCGGCCCTCCCATGCAGCAGCAGCAGCAGCAGGCTCGCACGGAGTCCAGCGGGCGCAAGATCCCTTTCGGTCTGACGAACGAGCAGTACATGGCGGCGCTGGCGGGCCTCGCCGCGGTCGTGGCGACGTCCAAGCCGATCCAGGAGCGCATGGCTCAGATGTTCCCGACCATTGATGCGGGCTCGGCGTCAGCCATGGCTCTGACGGCGTTCCTGGCTGCCCTGATCTTCTTTTTGGCTCACCGTTTCCTGGTTTGAGGAAAGGGTTCGCGTAGCGAACCGTTTGTGACGGGGGGTCAACAAGGGCCCTGCGGCCCCTTGGTCTGAGTCACTTCAGCTCGCGGGGCCGGATGTTTTCCCCGCAAAAGGGGCCGACGTTCATGGGGTCGAACAGGCCCTTGGCTTCAAAGTACTTGCGTAGATCCATAAAATTTTGCCAAAATTTGTCAGAGTGTTCATATTCCCGAACTGTCGAATGTGCCAGTTCGTGAATGAGGACGTGTGTGAGCGTGTTGATCCGAGTCTCGTCGGGGTCGTCGGCTCCATCCAGGCACAGGTAAATCTCGTAACCCTTGTTGACGTTGTAGGCGATCGCCCCCTTGCGTTTGTCCCAGTCACCCATGCCCGTCAGGATGACGCGCTTGCGCAGAGGCTCCCAACGCGGGTCGAGGTTTGGGTCTTCACGGACCGCCTCAAGGAGCTCCTCGTAGCGCTCACGCACGTCCCGCATGAGGGGCGGCGTCGAGTTCGTGGCCAGGATCCCTACTAAAATGACTATGCCCATGACCCATACGATCCAGTCTTCCATCTACTTTGGACCTATATTTTTTTGAAAACAAATTTCGAGTACAGGTCGGATATGAGGCTGTTGGGTTTAGGGAGCATGGGTTCCCATACGAGTTTCCTGAAGCCGCGTTCCGTCAGGGCCTCTATGAGTCGACCCGAGTCAAGCAGCGGCTCAGCCTTGGGACCGTCTGCATAGAACGGGCCATCCACGAGGTGCACGAGAAGGCGCCCGTCGCGAACCTCGAGTGTATTCCCGAGGGCGTCCTTGAAGGGACAGAGTCCCTCGGCCCGGGCCTTTTCGGGCGTGATGCCGATCAACAGCCCGCCCGGGCGGACGGCCCGGGCTATGGCATCTATGGATTCGACGAACGTCTCATCATTTTCAAAAATATAGTGCAGTGAAAAATTGTAGCAGACGACGTCAAACGGGCCAGACGCAGCCGCGTGGCGCACGTCACCCTGACCGAGGAACCATACGCCAAATTCCATGTCCAGTGAGCGACTTTCAGCTTCGGCGAGCGACTCGGCGTCTGGGTCGATCGCCGCCACGCGCGCCTGGACCGCCTTCCACTTGTGCCAGTCACCCCCGCGGCCGCACCCGCAGTCGAGCACGAAGGAGCGGGGTTCGACCCAGTTGAGAATGAGGGATCGTTTGCAGTTATTGTGTAATTTGCGGAGAGCTTCCATTGTTACTTGCATATACAAGCCTTCCACTCCTTATTTAGAGCCTGTTGTGCTTTCAGTACAGGGTAAAGGCCACAGGACTCGAATTTCTCGATGTCAGGTTTATCAATCAGTGAATCAAAAAATGAATTTATTTCTTCGATCGACGCGTCCCTGAAAGTGTATCCACTCGAGTGTTTCCATTTTATTTTTTTAGTCAGCATTCCACTTATATCAGCTGGTCTTACCCCAGTTGCGTCACTTGCTACATTCACATTTAGAAATACTGTAGACGCGCCGTCTTTTACAACACTCACGAGTTTCACGGCCCTCTTGATAATATTCGCTCTAACTATCATTGGCTGAAGGTTATCAAGTGCGTTGTTCGTCGGGTCCCCGTCAATGTGGTCGCCATTCTCGTCTGTATCCAACTCTCTACCCAGCACGCACTCTATCATAAAA